CGTTTTGATTATTTCTTCAATCAACCGTGATGCTTTCAGGGCTTTTATGATCAGCACATCTCTGTGCCGTACATAAAAATCCCTATCCGATAAAGGTATATCGACTTTTCCGATGTACTCTCTTAGAGCTTCACCGTCTTCGCCTAATCCTCTATCATTTAGGTCACCTTGAAGTTTTAAGAAAACCTCTTCGGCCCTTCCATATACTTGAAGGAATGGGACTGACTCGATCAAATCGAAACAATCCGCACCTCCATCTCGTAATGAAGTGATTTGCATCACCATCTGTGTTGCTAACTCACCTAAGGGTAATTTATTACCCCCGTAGTTCGTTACTCTATCTCGCGACTCTAGGAACAGCTTCTGAACGACCTTCAAAGCAGTCCATCTTCCAAATAATTCGAAGTGGATGCTAGGAGATCGCCATTGGCTAATTCCCGTCCAGTTGGTTACGTACTCTAAAATAGCAGTACCTAAATCACCTCGACCTTGTAGATAAGAGAGTAGTGAGACTACTAACTTGATCTTAGGTTCAAAGGCCTGGTACTTCGGTCTAGGCCATTTCTGAACTAGAACAAAGTAGTTCTTGAGAATAGGTGCAATATCAGATGTCCAATCCTTTGTCCACAGCTCGCGAATTAGGATTCCCACCGATTCAATCGGTGAGTTTCTTCTTTCATATAGAGCTGCTAAAGGAAAAGGAGATATATTTTGGTTATGTAGAATAAACTGTTTGGCAAATTCATACCCGAACTTACTTACGTGAGTTTTGGGAACTGAATAATCCACTCCTAATTTAGGTAAAAGTATCTCTTTATATTGGTAGGCTACAGCATCGTCAGCAATGACGATATCGTCTCCTAACAACATATAGGGACACCGTCTCCAATTCCGGTTAGCCATTTTACAGGCTTTCCAGATGATGAAGTGGTGTGCTAAACTTGCAGTTGCCCAAGATGAATAGAAACCCATAGGATTGCCTGTTCCGTAAGTAATCGGACCAATTGGCGATTCAAATGGGAATCCAGTCATAATAAGCTTCCACGAGTCAGCATACTCTTTTCCTAGCCAGACAC